TGTGCTAGTTTCATATCAAAGATTCTAGCCATAAGCCTTTTCTGTAATTCTACAGGAAATCTATCTGTTGCTGAACTTAAGTCTAATGATCAAAATTTCTCATTATTAATCTCCCAATTGTTATGAGGAGATTGAGTATAAGTTCTATCCATTTCAATATTATGAAGTTTATTCATGATTATTTTGTGGATAGGTTTAAGATATAATTGTGAAAAGTAATCACTTATTGCAATTATTCTTAGCTTACACTCCGGATCTTTTACAAAAGATATTTTTCCCAAAGTTTTTAATTTTGGTTTAATATTTTTGTTAAAAGCTTCCGAATAATTTTTACAGAAGAAATCACCACCCTCACTTGTTGTAATTTTCAAAATATTATCCATCATTGGATAAGAAAAATTCAACAAGTCATTCTGACTTGATAAAGTAGCCGGTCCACTTGGACCCGCTTTTGTTGAAAGATATACATCTTTCATCTTATCAAATTCAGGATGTGGTGATTTTAACTTGAATTCCTTAACAAATTTGTTAATGAAACCTGATGGTATTATGTGATTCATTTTCGAATCATCAGTAATACTTTTGTAATCAGGTTTTATCTTCTTTCATTCTTTACTTGTTAAATCTCAACTTCTAGTGAAGTTTAAGATTGTAAATAAGTATTTTAAAGATTGAAGATTTCCATCAACAAGTGGTTTAAGGAATGAGAAAACTTTTGGTCATCCTTCTTTATCTATACCAATCATCATATCATTAATGAAAAGTGGTTGACCACATATGTACTTAGTACAATGTAATCTAACTCTTTTCAGATATTTGATTGTATATATAGTACCATGATTTTTAATTGATTTAAAAATCAATTTAAATAATGGACGAAGGATTTTTGATGTATCAACCGAAGGAAATATTATTATCATTATCCGTCAAAGGATTTTGGTATAATTTTTCTTCATTGAGTATATTAAAAATTATACGTAAGGTGTATAAACCTTGGTTGGCAACCCAACTACATACAGATTCTGTACATGTTGGACCAATCCAAACCATAGAGATACGGATTCAAACCGATTCTTTACTGGTTAATTATTCACAAAAGAATAATTAAGTCCTATGGGACAATTTAAGGTGAGA